AAAGTAATGCAACCAATGGATTGAGTGATGGTGGTTCGTATAACGGACAAATGCATTGGAGAAGTTATGGTGGTGGTTCTGATTTAAGTGGAGGATATCCAATTCAGATTTCATATACTGCTAATGGTAGATTATGGAGTAGGTTAGGGACTGGTGCTACTTCTTGGAGTGGTTGGAGACAAGTATTAGATAGTGTATCTCAAGCATACGCTTATAATATGAACCAAAATGTTCGTTCATCTGATGCAGTAACATTTGCAACAGTAAACACTGGACAAGGTGCAACCGAGGTTCACTTAATGAATCAAAACCTTCGTACATCAGATTCAGTATCATTTGCTAATATAACTGGCCCATTAACAGGTACAGCTTCTAATGCAAATCATTTAAATACAACGAGAGATACTCCTTCTAACTCATTACAATATTGGCAAAGTTCTGGTCTTGGTATTACTGAAGCACCAACAACTGATTGGCATAATACTATAAGAATGGGACATGGTTCACCATTATCCTATTATAGTAATACATTGGCAATTCGTATGACTGGTTCTGGTGTGGGTGATATCTACACTCAAACCATTATGAATGGTTCTAGACAAGGTTGGAAGAAACATTGGAATGATGGAGGTGTAATAGATTCAGCATATAATATAGATGCACCACAATTTCGTGATTACAATAATACTGGATATTATGGTGATTTTGCATCAACATCGAATATAAATGTCTTACAGGCACAAGCAATAACTGTAAAGGATAATCAAGTAAAAACATTTAGACATTCTGGTTCAGATTTCGTAAATGGTACATTAGTACAAACTGATATACCATCATCTGCAGCCAGTGGTGCATCATTTGTGTTAGAAGCAACTGGTAAAAGTTATAGTACTGATACTCCATTCTCATTTACTGCTCAAGGTTATCTATACAATAACACTATTATAAACGCAAGTGGATTGCATATGGGTAAACCAGGGTTTACTCAAATGAAGGTATTTAATAATGGTGGAACACTTGCATTTTGGTGGCCAAGAGTAACTTATTGGAATTCATTCTCAGTTAATGTTAGAGATGCTGGTGGTAGTGAGTTTAATAGAGTAACATCTATTGGTAACTCAAGTGAACCAACTGGCACTAAGAAGATAACGATAACAATGAAGGTATCGGCTGTGTATGACCAAAACATCAATACTGGGAATTTATACGCAACTAATTTTATAGATTCAAATGATACAAATTATTATGTAAATCCAGCATCAACATCTAGATTAAATACTACTAATATAACAACATTAAATACCTATGGTACAACTACTTTAGGTAATGGTAACAATGATACAACTAATATCAATGATACTCTTAAATTATGGGCTACCGATAGTGGTGATTCTCACTTCTACTTTGGTGAAAGTTCATCTAGTGGATATGGTGACCATTATTACTGGGATAGTGGTTATACATCATATCATTATAGTAGATACGCTGGAACTGATTCATTAATATGGAGACATGATACTCGTACTACTAATAGGATAACATATGGTAGAAGTATTTCTTTTGATAATTACGGAAAAGGAATTTATGGTTTATACTCCGCAAGTAGATACCAATTACTATTTTCTATGGGCGATGCTTATAGATTACCAGATGATGGTGGTAGTACTGGTAACTTATATGGTGTAGCTTGGTCACATCCTAATGCTGGAGGTGCAGCCGGAAACTTGAATGACCATGGTATGTTAATTCTAATGAATGGTACTTTTAAGGCTGCTATATCAAGTAGAGCAGTATTTACTGATGAAGTAAGAGGAACTCTTTTCAGAGATTACAATAGTAGTGGATATTATTTAGACCCTAATGCAACATCAAACTTATATAATTTACAATTAACTGGAGCTAAACACACATACCTTTATCTAAGTCCAGGTAATGGATATGAGGCTATGGTTAGGTTAAATGGTGGTAGTGGTAGTACTTGGTATGTTGGTAGTAGAACTTCCTCACAATTAATAGGTTCAACTGATGCATGGCATGTATATTCACAAACAGCAGGTAGGACTGTTTCTGGTACTGATACCGCTGGTAATACATATTCTTATGGTTCATCTCGTGCACCAAGGTTTTACGATTTAGATGATACTAATTACTACACAGACCCTGCATCAACTTCGGTATTAAATGAACTTCAAGTTAATGGATTAACGGTTGATGGATATAAACTTGCAGATACGGCGTCAAGAAGTGTAACTGCAGGACAATGGGTAACTATTGCTACAGGAAGTGGTAGACAATATGCTACCTTCAATGTGTGGGATACTAATGGTGGTAGACATGGTTCAATGTCATTTACTGCTGGTATATCTTATGGTGGAACTGCCACACTTACTTTATTAGGTAAATCTTGGTATAGTTCTAATGGTATTTTTAATAATATTAGAATTAGAAAAGGTACTACATATGAGACTCATTACTTACAAATTTATATAACTGATAATGGTACATTAAATTACGCAATAACAAATAACTTTCAAAGTAGTGGTTGGTCACTAACAACATCCGGTACAGGAAACCCTGCAAGGTCAACAGCTGCAGAAATAGTACCTGATACATATCCTGGTATGGGTACAAACCAAGCAATTGGTGCATCTATATATTATGATTCACAGAACCCTGCATATTATGTAGACCCTGCTGATAGTAATGTTGCTGCCAATTTTAGTGGTGGTATTCAAATGACTGGAAATTATGGAGTTGGTCTTACGGGATTATATACATCCACCAGAATACAAACCATATTTAATATGGGTACTTCATATAAACTTCCTAATGATGGTAATTCAACTGGAAATGCATATGGTTTATATTGGTCACATCCAAACGCTGGTAGTAAAGGTGGTGCTAATAATTTAACTGACCACGGTATATTGGTTATTAATAATGGTGGATTTAGAGCAGCACTATCAAATAGTTTGGTAGTAACTTCCGAGGTAAAAGGTTCGTTATTCAGAGATTACAATAGTACAGGTTATTATATGGACCCACAAGGTATATCAAGATTAAATGGATTATATCTTGTTTCCTCTGGAAATCAAGTATCCGGATATGATGCATCTCTTAATATTCAAGGTTCTAATAATGATTGGGGTATTATAATTGATAAATCTTCATATGACTATGGTGTTGATGCAAGAATGGCTGCTACTCACTCATATGCATTCAGAGCACTAAGAAATGGGTCTCAGTATTTTAGAGTTGGTACTGATTATATGTATCATCAATTTCAAATGAGGTCTCCGATTTATTATCATTATAATAACACAGGTTATTATATGGACCCAGACAGTTTTTCTAACTTAGGGTCTGGTATAAGAGCAACTGACATTTATGCTAGAAGTTGGCTGAGAAATGATGCAAGTGGTACAGGACTTTATAACCAAGCAACTGGTCAACATTGGTATTCAGATGATGATGATTATTGGAACGTTGCTGGTGGTGGTTCTGCAAATGGTATTAGATTTAGAGACCAACACAACGGTACTATTAGAGGATATGTTTATTCAACTAGTTCAAATGAAATTGGTTTATTAGATTCAGGTGCAAGTTGGGCAATTAGACATCAAAATGATAATGGTACTTATTTCTATACTGATAATAGCACATTAGAATTTAGAGTAGGTAGAGATACAGTAACTGGTAATTATGGTACTGTTCAAACCTCAAGTACTAGAGCTGGTTGGGGTGGATACTCAATTAATGGACATTGGGTGTTTATGCATGACCATTCTAATGCAGCTGGTCTTTATAATGACATCGAAAATGAGTGGGCTTTCTATATGTTGAGAAACTCTTATACAGAGATGATGTACAATGGAACTTGGGAATTGGCAACTCGTAGTGGATATGGTCTAGCTAGAGGTTCAATGAGAGCACCAGTTTTCTATGATTCAAATGATACTGGATATTATATAGACCCTAACTCTACTTCAGGTGCATATGGAAGTAGACAAAGAACTGGAGTATTATATGGCCCTAACTTATCTTGGGGTAGATACCTACAAGTAGGTGGTAATGGTCGTTATAGTAGTTCATACGCAAGTGTTGCTACAACAAATGGTAACTTACACTTAGATGCACAAGGTGGATACGGTACATATATTAACTGGTATGTAGGAGGAACAACTTATATCAATGGTACACTTCAGGTTAACTTTATCTATGATAGAGATAATACTGCATACTATTGGGATGGTGGTGGCGTATCAATGATGAATGATACTCGTTCTAATATCTTTTATGATAGAGAAAATACCGGATATTATTTTGGTAGTAGTCAAGGTGATACAAGGGTACGTACCCTTTATGTTCTTGGAAGACAGTATTATGATAATTATTTATGTTCTACCAATCAAGGTGGAATGATGGGTGATTATAATCGTACTGGTACTAGAGCAAAAGTTATTTGGACAATTGGAGAATCATGGCCAATTGGTAATATGTACGGACTCGCATACGAGTACAATGGTTCATATGGACATCACCTTGCACTAAAAAATAATGGTAGTACATATCATAGAATTTCATTCTCATCTCAAGGTGCTAACTTTAGTGGTATTGTATATGCCAATTCGTCATCTCGTTCTCCTATTTTCTACGATAATAATAATACTGGTTATTATTTTGATGGTGCATCTATCAACTCAACTCGAATGGAGGGTGTAAGTAATAGAACTAAAGCACATATGATGCTTTCAGGTCAGACAAGGTCTTCTGCTGAATATTATGGTGCAAGACCTCGTATTACTGGTGACCAAAACTATTGGACTGGTGCAGTAGGTTGGGGCACCGTAGATTTTAACAGTGTTGCTAACTGGGGTTCTGGATTTTTTGATACTTGGAGTAATCCAGGTAGTCAACCATCGGGTACATCACATTGGGTAGGTGTTCAAGCTTATCACTATACAAATGGTGGTTCTAGATATGGATGGCAAATGTGTGGTGGTCCAATTACTAACTTGAGATTCCGTTCAACTTGGGGTGGTTTCAGAAGTTGGAGAACTATTCCTATACTTGATGAGAATAGTGGTAATGGTGGGGCAATGTATGCTGGTATTTACTATGATACAAACTCAACTACTTGGTATGCAGACCCTGCAGGTGTATCACAATTTTCTGCTGCTAGATTCCATAGTTGGATTCAAAGTGGTACTAATGGTAGTGATACCAACCCTGGTCTTAATTTAGCAGTAGGACATGATATAACATTTAAACAATCAACGTATTCAAGTCAGTCAAGGATTTTATTTGAAAACTATGACGCCCGTGGTGAGCAATCACTAAGAATATCCGCTAGTGCATATGACACTGGTGGTTACACTCTTTCTTTAGTTATAAACAATAGAAATTACTGGAGAGGTTATGTTGGTGTACTAAGAACACCTCAATACCCACTTGATGTATCTGGTAGAGCAAGACTTTCTGGTGGATATACAACTTCAGATAGAAGATTAAAAGAAAATATCAGAGACAATGATTTAGGATTAACTGAATTACTTCAATTAAGAACTAGAAAATTTGATTGGATAACTGGTGTGGAATTAATGGGTAGAACATTACAACCAGAAAGAGGTTTACTTGATAACAGAGGATTTATTGCACAAGAAGTTGAGTCAGTTTGTTCTGAATTAGTAGAAACTAATGATGAACAAGAGGGTGCAGATGGTGTAAAAAGTATAGATGATGGTGCTCTAACTGCAATGCTTGTAAAGTCAATACAAGAACAACAAGTTATTATAGATGACCTTAAGGCAAGACTTGAAGTTTTAGAGGGCTAGTATAACAATATATTTATGTTTAAATAAATTTGGTTATATTTATAGGTGTTAGTTTTCCGTTTGGAGAACAACCTATATACTTATATATATATAAAAGACAATAAAAATGGCAGTAACTTATTCATGGTCGATAACCCAAATGACTAAAAAAACAGTAGGTGAACATGAAAATGTTGTACTACATTCAAGATGGGAACTTATAGGAACTGAGGATTCAACTGGTACTCAAGGTAGATTTATTGGAGCAACTCCAATTGATTTTAACACTGGTTCAGTTGACGAATTCGTCGCTTTCGGAGATTTAACCGAAGAATTGGTAATTGGTTGGGTTTCCGCATCGGTAACACATCCAACTCAGGGATACTGGGACCATATTTCGGAAAAAATTGCAAAACAAATAGATGAAATAGATGATGCATCAGAAGAAGTTGGAGATGAAAATCTTCCATGGTCAACTGGCTCGGTAACACCAACACCAACAGACCCTTAATATCCAAACTAGTAAAATAATTTATAAATTAGTTTTGTACACTAATTAATGGTTTCAACGTTTTAGTTATATTTATATTTGTAATAACTAAATTGTTTATTTAATAAACGAAGATAATATGGCAGAAAGAATTGTATCACCTGGAGTATTTACGAGAGAAAACGACCTTTCGTTCTTAGCACAAGGGGTTGGAGAAATAGGAGCAGCGTTCATCGGACCTTTCAAACAAGGTACGGCGTTTGTTCCGACAGTAGTTCGAACTCAGAGTGAGTTTGAAGATAAATTTGGTACACCGGATGGTACTTACTATACAGAGTATGCAGTGCAGAACTATTTAAGGGAAGCAGGAAGTGCAACTATTGTTAGAGTAGCAGGTGTAGATGGTTATAGTCAAATTGCACCAATTGGGATTGCAACATCTGGTTCAGCTGGAATAAAAATAATTTCAACACTTCACTCAACACATGGTGGTGATGAAGAAGTTGGATTTACTGGGTTCAGTATATCAGATGGAAGTGCAACTGGTTCATTCGTTGTTAGTGGTAGTGGTATTGGAGAAATATCTTCATCTTTATCATCAACTGATAATAATGATGTAACTGATGTATTTGGTTCTAATCCAAGAGGTTCGAAAGATGCATATGTTTATTCTTACTTTAAGAATGCATATGATGGTATAACTGATAAGAATGTAATTCAAGCAGTTGTATTACCAACTCAAAACTTTACTTACGATGCTAGTACAGCCGTAACACCATATGTAAAATCACAATTAATCTCTGGTGAAAGATATGATTTATTCCGTTTCCATACATTAGGACATGGTAATGGTGAAAATAAAAGATTTAAAGTTTCTATATCTGGTGTGAAGGCAGCTGGTGAAGATGGTGGTACTGATTATTCAGTATTCTCATTAACTATCCGTTCTTACTCAGATACAGATAAAAGAAAAGTAGTATTAGAATCATTTAATAATGTAAACTTAGACCCAGCCTCTGCAAATTATATTGCTAGAGTAATTGGTGATAGATATAGTACTATTGATTCAAATGGAAAAATTACTGAAAATGGTGATTGGATAAACAACTCTAAGTATATTAGAGTAGAAGTTGGGACGCAAGGTTCATACCCTGTATCTGCTGCACCATTCGGACATGGAGCTTATTCCAATCCAATTAAAGCAGATATTGAAACTCAGATTCCTGAAGCTATATTCCAAACTGGTTCTATCGCTAACACAGCTGGTAACCCACAATTTTATGCTGGATTCGATTTCGAATCAATTGGTATAAAGGATGATAACGCTAACTATATGAATCCCCTACCTGAAAGTGTAGGAGTTGGTTCTAACTTAGTATTTGGATTTGATGGAAATGTAAGTGGTATTGGATTATCATTAGAAATGACTGGTTCTGCAACCGATGATATGATTAAGAGACAATTCACTGTTGGTTTCCAAGGTGGATTCGATGGAATGAGTCCAAATAGAGAAATTGCACTAGGTTCTTCAATTTCAACTGGAAATTCACAAGGATTTGATTTAACTGATTCAACTAAGTTTGGTTCTAAGGCATATGCAAAAGCTGTTAATGCAGTATCAAATGCAGATGAGTATGATATTAATATGGTAGTAACTCCTGGTATTGTAAGAAGATTACACCCTGCAGTTGTAACTGATGTATTGGATATGGTAGAAGCTAGACAAGATTGTTTCTATATTGCAGATTTAACTGGAGTAAGTGATACAATATCACAAGTAACTACTCAGGCTAACGCAATTGATTCAAACTATGTAGGTTCTTATTATCCTTGGATTAAGACAGTAGATTCAAACACAAATAAATTAATCTCAGTACCACCTTCAGTGTTACTTCCTGCAGTATACGCTTCAAACGATGCTATTGCGGCAGAATGGTTCGCTCCTGCAGGTTTGAATAGAGGAGGTATCATAGGAGCAGTAAGTGTACTAAATAGATTAACACACTCTGAAAGAGATACTTTATATGAAAACAAAGTAAATCCTATTGCTTCTTTCCCTGGACAAGGTATAGTTGCATTTGGACAAAAGACTTTACAAGATAAAGCTTCGGCATTGGATAGAATTAATGTTAGAAGATTATTAATAAATGTTAAGAAGTTTGTTGCATCTACATCTAGATTTTTAGTATTTGAACAAAATACTGCTCAGACAAGAGGTAGATTTATAAACACTGTACAACCTTACTTAGAAGCAATTCAACAAAGACAAGGTTTATATGCATTTAAAGTAGTTATGGATGAGACTAACAATACACCTGATGTGGTTGATAGAAACATACTCGCAGGACAAATATTCCTACAACCGGCTAAGACGGCTGAATTCATAGTAATTGATTTCAATATCTTACCAACTGGAGCATCTTTCTCGGCATAAAACAAAAAAACGAATAACTAATATTTATTAGTATAAAAAAAGGAATAAAAAAATGGCAGAAGTATTAGAATTTAACGAAATGATGTTCACCAACTTCGAACCGAAGATGAAGAACAGGTATATAATGGAGATTGATGGAATTCAATCATACCTTATAAAAACCGCAAATAGACCGTCAATTAACTTCGAACCTATAAAACTAGACCATATTAACACTTATAGAAAACTACAAGGAAAAGGCGAATGGCAAGACATTACAATAACAATGTATGACCCAATCGTTCCTTCTGGTGCTCAACAAGTGATGGAATGGGTAAGATTAGGATACGAATCATTGACTGGTAGAAAAGGATACGCTGATTTCTATAAAAAGGATATTGACTTTTATATGCTAGGACCAGTTGGAGATAAAATCGAACAATGGAAGCTAAAAGGTGCATTTATTGTATCTGCAAACTTCAATGATTTGGATTTCTCATCTAATGACCCTGCTGACATTGAATTAACATTAGCATACGATTACGCTATATTAGAATTCTAAGATATTATTCACTATTATCTATATTAAAAAGGTTCTCTCATTGAGAACCTTTTTTATTTTATAACTTTTTTATTTCGATATACTTATATATACAACTAATAAAGGTTAAATTATGAGCGAAAATAAATTTGAATTCCCAACCGAGGTAATTGATTTACCATCCAAAGGATTGGGTTACCCAGAAGGACATCCACTAAGAAAAGGAAACATAGAAATTAAATACATGACTGCAAGAGAAGAAGATATTCTTGCATCGCAATCCTTAATTAGAAAAGGTGTAGTATTGGATAAGTTATTTGAATCAGTGGTTGTAGAAACTGGTTTAAATATAAATGATGTTCTAATTGGAGATAAGAACGCTATTCTATTAGCAACTAGGGTATTGGGTTACGGTGCAGAATATAAAGTATCAGTAACTGACCCATCTACATTAGAAGACCAAGAGGTAAGTATTGATTTATCTAAGGTAAAGACTAAAGACTTTAATGAAGAATTATTAAATGCTGAAAATATTTATAAATTTAAATTACCAAAAAGTGGAGCTGAAGTAGAATTTAAACTTCTTACACATGGTGATGAGTTGGAAATTTCAAAAGAAAACCAAGCATTGGCTAGATTATACAAAGGAAAGGGAGATACTACATTTGATGTAACTACTCGTTTAAAGTATATGATTCAATCAGTAGATGGTAATAACGATAGAGGTTTCATTACCAAATGGGTACAAAACTCATTCTTAGCATTAGATACTAAGGCATTCAGAAAATATGTTAAAGAAATCAGTCCAGATATGGATTTAAAGTTCAACTTCACATCGGAGTTAACGGGTGAGGAGGAGGCGCTCGATATCCCTTTTGGGGCCGGGTTTTTTTACCCTGCCGAGTAACTACTCAATTCAATTACACGACCAAATTTGGGAACTTATACAATTTGGTAATGGATTTACTTGGAAAGATGTTTACTTCATGCCAATACAATGGAGAAAGTTCTATTTCAAAAAGTTGGTAGATTTAAAGAAAAAAGAATCAGACCAAATGAAAAAGGCTGAAAGACAATCAAAAGTAAGGGTTAGAAAATAATCCTTACTTTTTTTTTATCCAATATTTATAAGAGTATAAAAGTATAAACACATTACTCATGGCAAAAAAGAACATAAATGAATTAAATATGGCGTCTAGATTCATAGGAGATTTTTTCGATGGACTACAAAGGGGTACTGCTGACAGAATAATAAAAAAGGCAGCAGATAAAGGATTACCAAAAGAGTTTACAGATAGAATGGAAAAAATTAGAAAAGAGAAAGCAGATATAGATGCACTCTTAAAGAGATATTCTAAATAAAGAACCTATATAAATGGCCAATAATAGAGACAGTCTTAAAGTATTAGAGGAGATAAAGCAAGCACAGTATGCTATATCTTTGGCCGAAAAGGACCAAAATTTGTTGATTGAGATACGAAATAAAAAAATTCGTGAGCAAAAATTAGAAATATCAAAACTTGGTAAAGAACTTAAAAAAATAAACCAAGAATCACTTGAGTCATTTGGAAATGCCGAACAATCGATAAGTTCTATATCTGGTATTTATAAAAATTTACAAGATTCTCAAAGAAAAGGATTAGGTTTACAACAAGGTACACTCGCAGAGGGTAGTAAACAAGAAAAATCAGCACTTAAAATAGCGTCTATTAATAGACAAATAAGTTCACTATCAGAAGACGAAACTTTCCAACGACTAGCACTCACCAGTTTAAGAGATGAGGAAATGGGTATTATGTCTAAGGTATTAGACAAAAATTCAGCAATTTTAAAAAATTTAGGAGACCAAAATAACATAGCAGACGCTAATTCTAATCTAACTAAAGAACAGGTAGAAGCTCTTAATAAACAAAAAACTGCAGCAGATGCATTAAAATCTTCAATGCAAGCTATAACAGAAACTGCCGAAACATTTCTTACTAACCTAAGAAGTTCAAAAGGTATAACTGGATTACTATTAATAGGAGCCGGTAAATTTGCTGGTAAACTATCTGAAGTAAATAAAGAATTAGGACAAGTTGGTGAAAGTTTAAGTGGAGCCGCTGGTAGCGCAACTATATTATCATTTGCATTTGGTGATTCTGCTTCAAATCTAAAAGCTTTATCTGCCGAAATGGGTGGAATGGAAGATGCTACATTTGGAGCACAACTTCAAACTAGTCTAATGGCCAATAACATGGGTATTAGTGGTACTGAGGCAGCAACATTAAGTGGTTCTTTGGCTAGATTAAATGGTGGTTCATTAGAAACTGCTGGTAATTTGGCAGCTGGTGCTAGGGAATTTGCTAAGATGAACAACATACCAGTTTCTCAATTAATGGGAGATTTAGCAAATTCAACTGAAGAGTTTGCATTATTTGGTAAAGATGGTGGTAAGAATATATTACAAGCATCTTTGTATGCTGGTAAGTTAGGTACTAATATGAGTACAATTAGTGGTATAGCAGATGGATTACTTGATTTTGAAAGTTCTATAACTAAGGAATTAGAGTTAGGTGCTATGTTAGGTAAAAATATCAACTTAGATAAAGCCAGACAATTAGCAATGGAAGGTGACCTAGAGGGTATGATGAAAGAAACATTAAACTCACTTGGTGGTATCGATGAATTTAATAAAATGGATTACTTCCAAAAGAAGGCTACTGCAGATTTATTAGGTGTATCAGTTGCAGAACTTGGAAAAATGGCAACCAACCAAGAAAAGGCACAAAAAGTATCTAAACTAATGAGTGGAGATTTCTCTAACATTGGAGAATCACTAAAGGCTATAGTTGCTCAGGCAGGCCCAAAGGTTTTAGATTGGGGAGGTAAGTTTTTAACACTATCTGCACAAGCTGGTTCTGCATGGTCTGGTTTAGGTCCTGTATTAGGTGGTCTTAGTAAAAAAATGAAAGGACTTGGTGGTTTAGGTAGTAAAGTAGTAGAAAGTGCTGGACCTATGACCAAAGCTGGTTTACCTGATATGAGATTCGGTGCTAATAAAGGAGGTGGTTTAGCAAAAATGTCTAAAGGTGGTGGAATTGGTGGAATGATGAAAGGAATGGGTGGTGGATTAAAAGGTATGGCTTCTGGATTTGCAGCATTTGCAAACCCAGCAACTTTATTAGGATTAGCCGCAATTACTGCAGGAATTATTGGTATTGGATTTGCTTTAAAAATAGCTGCACCTGGAATTGAATCACTTGGTAAAGCAATTGGTTCTGTTGTAGAATCGGTAGGTAATGCAGTAAAAACAATTATAGGTGGTTTAGGTGATTTCTTTATGAAAGTAGCATCAGTAGCAACCCCAGAACTAGCATTATCTATTTTAGGATTAGCTGGTGGATTCTATGCTTTGACTGGTTCATTGGCAGCCTTCTCAATAGCTGGAATAGCAGCAATACCTGCTATGTTAGCAGTTAGTGCGTTTGGAGCAGCAAGTGATATGTTAGGTATCGGTGATAGTGGAGGAGGAAGTGATGATATACCTGCTTGGGTAGAAGAATTAAAAACAACATTCCGAGAAACAAAAGATGTTTACATGGATGGGACAAAGGTTACATCTGTTATTAGAAGTAAAGTAAATAAGATAGGAAGTAACACATACGCAATATAGTACGATATGCCAACATTAGAACAACTATTTAATAATAAATCCTTACCATCACAAGGTGGAAAGACTGCAAAAGAAGCATACGATATCCAAAATTCAAAAGATATTCGTATTTCAGCAGCAGACCCATTTGTGAATACAGTAGGTATGTCTTTAGCTAGATTAGCAAGAAAGGGTGTAGGTATACGAGGGAGTGAAACCTTATTAGAAGAAGAACTGACAGGTGCTAGATTAATTAGATTTACATCAATGCCATTTATATATGGGTCAGAATTACCAAGAATTCTTTTAAAAACAACTTCTGCACTGGCAGACATGAAAGTAGAAACTTCTGGTGAATTGATTGACACCGGTGCACTTGGTGGTAAAATATCCTCTGCAGTTAAAGATGTTAAAACAGCATTAGGACTGCCAATATTGGCAACTCCAACTTATGTAAGAAACGAATTAAAGAAAAAAACACATATCATCACCAAATCAACAACCGGCAAGGGAACCCTTTTAGGAAAAGATGATTTTGGGTCAATTCTTGCCTCTGCATCTGGAAATCCTGCAAATAAACTTCTTGGATTCGTTGGTGGATTATTACAAGGTGGTAATTTAAAAACCATTGGAAGACAGGCATTAGGTAGTGCAATAAAATTAGGAAAAAAAGAAATATCTAAAAAACTTTTTGGTAAAACTGACCGGAAATTTAAAGATGGTAACAAAGTAACAGGTACGATAGTAATAGGTGATTCCCTAACTGGATTCACACAAGAAAGTACTGATTGGTGGCGTACTACTAATATAAATTATGGTCCGGATGAAACTGCAACACCGGATTCAGACCCATTGAATGTAGATGTGAATATGAATAATGTACCATATTCAAAAACTGTAAACCCAAAGGGCGATACACCATCGGATAGAAATGATTTATCATTAAAACAACAACTATCTACTGATAATCTTGATGAATGGAGAGACCAAGGTGGTGATATAGCTCCAATAGTATTTTCAAAAACACCCGATAGATTACCTAAATTCTCAAACAAAATTAATAAAAGTATTTTAACTAATGATTTTATAGAAAAGAAAAGAGGTATGTCTACAATATCTGATATTGTTAATTCTAACACTATATTTGAAGGTGAAACTTTAGCTATTGCTACTGGTGGAACTTTAGATGAAAAAGATTTTGTACCACTAAAGTTTCATTCAGTACATAGAAATAAAACTGTACAATTTAGAGCAACACTAAGTGGATTAAGTGAAACTTTTTCTCCATCGTGGGATTCTCATAAATTTATTGGTTCACCATTTAGTAATTACACATATGGTGGTATAGATAGAAGTGTTACTTTTAATTTTAAAGTATATTCATTAAATGCAGAAGAACATAAAGCAGGTTGGGATAAAATTAACTTTTTAAACTCATTGGTATATCCACAAGGATATTATGACTCATCTGCAGTAGTTCCACCCTTTATTAAATTAACAATTGGTGATTTATACAAAGGTAAACTAGCATTTATAGAATCTTTATCAAATACATGGGAAGATGGTACTCCTTGGAATGTAACTGATAAAGAACCTATACGAAAAGAAAATACAAATAAACAAGAAGGGCCAGAATTTACTACTGATACTGAGATTGATATGAAAGGATATAGATTACCATTTATTACAGATGTATCTATTTCTGTTAAATTTTTGTCAAGTAGAAACAATACTTCTGGTAAAAAGTTTTATTCATTCGAACCCCAAAATAAATAACAAATGGCAAGTAGATACGAAAATAATGATTCAAAAAAACTCAACGATGGAAGGACTGTATATCGTTCTAAGATATATCCTGAAATTCCATTAAGAGACGATGATATTTATGTAGCAAGTGAAACTGGTGATAGGTTAGACACTCTTGCATTTCAGTATTATGAAGATTCATCTCTATGGTGGATAATTGCATCAGCAAATAACATACATAATGCTCCATTTGGTTTAAAAGATGGTACTATTTTGAGAATACCACAAAACTATATTGAGATATTAGTTAATTTTACTAAATAACAGTTATGGGAACATTTCCAAATTTTTCAAATATTGCAGATTATGCTCAACGGAAATTAGAAAGTAGAGTAGATAATCCCTATGCTATATCTAAACTAAATGCATGGGTAAGGATAACATCAGCAGCATCTAGTAAAATAGCAGAAGGTTTAACAATAGTATCTAATCCAAATTTTAAATTATTTGGAGCAGCAGGTGTTTCTTCTATTTATGGAAATGATAAACAAAGTGGTACAATTGGTACAACTTGGAAAGGTGGAGCGGTAAACCCATCAGTAGGACAAGGATATAGACCATCACCAACAATCGAATCAATTGAGGTTAATGAGGGTGCTGGTAGTTTGAGTAGAAAAGCAAGTTTTTCTGTAAAATGTTTTTCATTAGAACAATTAGAATTAGCCAGTAAATACTTCCAAGAACCAGGATTTACTATATTTCTAGAATGGGGATGGAACACACCGGATTCTATGAGAGGATTTAAGGCCACTAAAAATTTGAGTGCAAATACAATAGCAAAATATCAAAATTTTGATGAGATAAATGATTTAAGAAAAGCAAGTGGTGGGGAATATGATAATTACTTAGGATATATAACTGGAGGGGGAATAAAAGCTGATTCAGATACATGGACTATTGAAGTTAATTGTACTGGCTTTACCGAACTACCTTCATATCTAGTTAATGGAGATAATGCCGGAAAAAAAACAGAATCATTGATGGGTGAAAAACTTTCTGGAATTACACCAAAAGAATCTGATTATAAAAACTTAGGTGATGAAAGTGATTTAAATGTAAAAAGATGGATGTTTGCTTATAATGCATTGCCATCTAATAGAAAAACACCCGCAATAAAGTCATTAGAATCTGGAGAAGATTCATCTCTAAGAAAAGTTAAAATGGCACATGCAGTAAATTATGTTAATTTTGATGAAACCATTGTTGATACCTTAAATAAAAAAGCAGATGGTAGTTGGCTTGGTAGGAATACTTGGTTTGGTAGTGAAGGTGTTCAAGAGGGTGGGAAAACGGCAGGCCTTCCTGCTGGAACTATGTTGATAGGAAAGGAAAAATTTATAAGATTTGGTGCACTTATAAAGATAATTAATCAAATGTCAATGGCTGGTTATAAAATTGGAAATAAAACAGTTTCAACCCAAATTCGTTCTGATTTTTGTGTATGTGGTGCATACGAGAATATATTCAGTACTAATAAAGGTAGATTAATGATTCCAAATCCAAAAACACCAAATTTTAGTTTACAAGAGGCTAGAACTAATGTAAAAGCTATAACCGAGATACCTAACGATAGCGAAAATTTAGTAGATTGTACTATTGAACATGAGTCAATTAAAATACAATTTCCATTTGAAGGTGCTATTGTAAATAGTAAGGTTAACGTAAATGGTACTTCTCATAATATAAGTTACTCACCAAAGAAAGAAAAAACTGAATCCATAGCTAAATCACAAGGCAATTGGGGATTTTTAGATGACCTATATGTTAATTTTGATTTTGCATCTGGTATTTTAGAAACTAGTAATTTTGTTGTAAAAGACGCACTGTATCAAATATTAAATGGAATGTCATCAGCTGTAAATGATTTATGGGATTTTCAAGTAATGGAAACACAACTTGAAGAAGATAAAACAGAGAATGGGGTTGTATTAAAAAAAGGTGATTCGATTCTTAGTATAAAAGAAACTAACTTTACATATACAACTACCTCCGACCCATATAAATTTAATCTAATTGGTACTAAATCTATTTTTAAGGATGCATCACTTTCAATGGATATGTCTGGTGCAAAAATGAATCAAGTAATTGGTACTAGAATAAGTACAAAAATCAATGAAAATACACAACCTAATATAGGTCAGCTATTTGCAACAGACATGACTGACTTAGTTTTAAAGTCGATTAATAGTAATAAAGAAAATACGACAAATGACCAGAAGCCCCCTATTGAAGAAACTGATGAAGAGTTAAAGGAAAAAAATTACTTAAACTTTTTAGGAAAGTTAGGTACATATCCAAAAGTATCTGTGATAAACAAAGAGATTCCTGATGATTTTGAACTAGATGACTTTACATATAAGTGTGTGTTTGATGACAAATCTTTATTAAAATTGGGTAAACAAACTCAAGAAAATACAACATCTATTTTATTACCAATTAATTTTACTTTTACTATACATGGTATTAGTGGCATAAAGAGAGGAGATAAGTTTTCAGTTTCAGGTATTCCTAAAAAATATGAGAACCAAGGATTTTTTCAAGTAACTAGTGTAAAGCATTCAATACAAGGAATGGAATGGACTACTGAGGTAACTGGTGGCTATAGGAATCAAAAATTTTAATTATATATTATGGATATCGATAGATATAATAAAATAGCTAAAAATAAAAAAACATTCAAGGATGTTGGTACTCCGTCATTTTTACCTGAGATAATAAAATCTCAATATAATAGAGGTTACATAGAAAGGACATTTATACAAAAAGCAAATGATACAAATTCTGCTATTTTTGAAATACCCAATGATACTTCATCGAAATACATAAGTAATCCATTTTATATTTGTGTAACATTAGATTGGAGATTAACAGGTGACCCAATTGATATTAAAAAATCTAATAGGGTATCCTTACAAATAGCATCTGAAGTTATTCCTAAGATTTCCTTATACTTACCAAATCTTTTACAATTTTATAAGAAATAATTTGGATAATTGAATTATTTTTCTTATATTTGTTAGATGGTTGTAGTAGAGTCTAATAAAGAAAGAGAACATTTCATTCAAATGTGGGAGAATAATCCTTCCATAGTTGTACCGATATGGTGTGATTTGGAAAAACATCCAATGAACAACGAACTTGCTTTCTTATTCGTAAGGGTGGGAAAAACTGACTTTATTCTCATA